CCCAAGGGGCAAGTCTTCCGATAATAGACCCAAGGGTCAAAACGCACAGGCCATGAGACAAGAAGGTCTTTCTAATTTGATGAAAGATATAAACAAGGTTGATCTAAAGAATACCACAAGAATAACTCTTAGAAATGCCTCACCTCATGCTCAAGACGTAGAGAACAGCGGGCCAACTTGGAGAAGGTCTGGGTATAAAGTTTTTGCACAGATAAGGAACATCTATGGCTAGTATTCACAATGATATTCGGGCTGCACTAGAGAGCCACTTATCCGTAACATCAGACCTCCCATCTATAGCCTATGAGAACGTAGCATTTGAGCCTACAACAGGCACTAGCTTCCTTAAGGTACAATACCTCCCGACAGTCACTAGACCCGCTGTAAGGGGCTTAAACCCACAGTTGAGATACCAAGGTGTATTCTCTGTAACAGTCTTCGCCCCCGAAGGTCAAGGCCCAGCTACCGCAGACGACTACGCTAACAAAGTGATAGACGCCTTCGCAGCAACCACTGACATCTCGTTCACGAATGGTGATGCAGAAACAATCACAGTGTCTATTGATTACGCTGAACGTCAGCAAGGTATAATAGACAGCCCTTGGTACTTTGTTCCGATTAATATCGGCTGGTACATTTATAAATAACTTCCCACAGGAGAAATCAATATGGCCTTTGCACAGGGTTCACGCTCCAGCCTGTCGTTCATCACCGAAGCAACTTTTGGTACGACACCCGCTGGCAACTTTACTAACCTCCCATTCAGCACCCATTCTTTGAACCTAACTAAAGATCGTGTTGCTGGTACTGACATTCAAGCTGACCGTATGGCCCGTGTTGATCGTCATGGTAACCGTCAAGTAGGTGGTGACATTGTTGTCGATCTCCGTGATGGTGACTTCGATAGCTTCCTTGAATCAGCTATGCTTAACACTTGGGCAACCAATGTACTCAAGGTTGGCACAACACCTAAGTTCTTCTCTATCGAAGATTACGCTGCTGACATCGACCAATCTCGTGTATTCTCAGGTATGTCAGTTTCCACTATGGGTATCTCCCTTGCCCCTAACCAGATGGTAACTACAACTTTCGGTATGGTCGGTAAAGACATGACCATCAGTGCCACTGAGAAGACACAGAACGCTGCTTCTGGTGCTGCACCCTTCGATGCCTACTCAGGTGACATTTCTATCGGTAACGTGGGCGGTGCTTCTCCTGTAGCTATCGTGACTGCTCTTGACTTCACACTAAATAACTCATACGCACCTACCTTCGTCATTGGTGACGATAGCGCACCTTCCCTTGAGTACGGTCGTGCAGAAGTTGAAGGTACACTGACAGCTTACTTTGAGGATGCTTCTCTCATCAACCGTTTCCTCAACGAGACTGAAACTGAAATTGAAGTGTCTGTAGACGACCCTACAGGTGGTAACTCATACACCTTCTCATTCCCACGAGTGAAAATTAACTCCGCTGATGTTGGTGTCGATGGCCCAACCAGCCGTATGATCTCTATGTCTTTCGTAGCTCTCTATGATACGACAGAAGGTACTAACCTTAAGATCACACGCCCAGCGTAAAAGAATACCTAGCTAGGTAGTGGAGGCTCCTGAGTCGGGTCGGGGGTCTCCACATTAATCAAACCCGACATTAACCCCCCGAAGGAAACCGACATGGACTTAAAAGACCTGACACCGAATTTAGATGATATTGTTGTTGAGATTAAACATCCGTCAACAGGTGATGTACTAAAGAATGATGATGGCACGAATATGACAATTACTATTCTTGCGCCCCATTCTAAAGAGTACAAGAAGGCCCAACACGAACAAATCAGCAAGCGGCTTAAGAAAGCTCAGAAGAGTAAGTCTCAAGATGTTGACTACTCAGATATTGAGGAAGCTACGCTGGAGGTTCTAGCCAAGACAACTAAGGCTTGGGACATTACATACAACGGAGAGAAACCTAAGCTCACCGTTGCTAAAGCCAAAGACCTCTACGAAGAAGTCTTCTGGATTAAGAGCCAGCTTGAGGAGGTAGTAACTGACTCTCTGGATTTTACGAAGGTCTGATCTGTGAGCTAGTTGAGTGGGCTGAACACCAGTTTAAACTCAATAGGCCAGATCAGAATGGCACTACAGAACGAGAACATCTTGAACAAGTAGAGAGGCAGACTGGACGTAGAGTAGAAGCATTGGAACCCCCGACACCCTTCCCCATGCTAATATCCCACGTTTGGTCTGCCTTTACTGCTTTAAGCTCTAGTAGAGGATCAGGCTTTAGTGGCCCAGCGCCTATTACCTTTGAGCAAATTAAGGCGTGGAAAGAGCTTACAGAAACATCTATTGAGCCTTGGGAAATTGAGGCCATCAAGAGAATAGACCTAGAATATTTAAGGGTGGCAAATGGCTGACATTAAGATCATAGTAGATTCCTCTGACGTTGCTACCGCAACAAATAGGGTCGATCAATTAGGTTCGTCTGGTACAACAGCACAAGAGGGTATTAATAAAGCCACAAGGGGTATGAACCAGTTTGGCGCTGTCGCTAGTAACGGCGGTAAAAAGTTAAACACCTTCAATATGCAAATTCAGCAAGGTGGCTATCAGTTACAGGATTTCGTGGTTCAGTTACAGAGTGGCACGAGTTTCTTTACAGCTTTTGGTCAACAGGGTTCTCAGTTTGCCGGGGTCTTTGGCCCACAAGGCGCTGTCATTGGTGCTGTCATTGCTATCGGTTCCGCTGTAGGTGGTATGGCATACAAGATGCTTACTGCTGGCGAGGACGTAAAAACTTTACAAGAGAAGGTAGAGGACTTAGAAGCAGCAACAAGCGACTACGCAGATGCTTTATCTGGACTTACTCTGCCAGTTGACGCATTTGGCAATGTTATAGATCAAGTGGCTGGGAAGGTTAGCGCCTTGTCCCAAGCTATGCTAGAAGTAAAGCAAATTAAGTTTGAAGAGTCCCTAAAGGCAGTGACTAACCTATTACCTGCGTTTGAAAGTTCCCCACTAGGAAGGGGAATGACGGGAATGGAAGCCAAAAATGTATTTGACTTGTTTCCAGAGATCAAACGTACTCAGAGCGCCGGGCCTGCGACTGTTACCGCTGCGAAGTTTGGCACACTAATCGGCAAAGCGATGGAAGCAGAGGGTCTTGAAGAACAGGCCGCTGCGTTTGAGGCGATAAGGCAGTCTGTGATAGAGCTTGCTGGCCCCTTTGAGACAATGGACAAAAAACAAAGGGAGTTCTATGAGTCTGTAATAGCCGCACAGAATCAAATACAACAAGTGATAGAAGCAAATGAAGCAGCTAACGCTAAGATTGATGACGAAAAACAGAAAAGACTGGACAAGCTGAACAAGGCTCGGTTCGCTGCAATCATGGCACGATACAATGCCGGTAAGAAACTAGACGAGGATCGCAGAAAAAGGGAAGAGAAAGAGAGGGTGGCACAGGCGGCTTTGGATGCCGCTGGGGATAAGGCAATCTTGACAGCACGAGCAAAGGCTGAGATTGATTTATTCAAAGCTAATGCCGCTTACGAAAGAAAGCAAAAGGAACTTGATGCAGCCGGTGACAGAGCAATACTAGAGAACCAAGCTAAAGCTGAACTTGAATTGAGTAGGGCTAACGATGCTTACGAAAAAATGGCTGACGCAGAAAGGCAGAAAAGACTAGACGAATTAAATGATAAAGTTGAAGAGATGGCTGAAAGGTTGTCAATTCCGTTTGCAGCAGCCTTATCTTTAATACGTCAAGCTAAAGAAGAAGCTACAGTTGGTCTTGATGCTTTCGGTGGGCCGGGTTCTTTCAAATATGGCGGAAGTCAAACCTTTACCCCAGATAAAACTAAGAAGACTCAGAAGTCAGACTTACAAATTCTTAGAGAGCAACTTACCCTAGAGAGCGCACTCGTTGGTCAAACCGAAGCCAGACAAAGGGTCATACAAGCCCTTGGTGTTGAGTTCTCTAAGAAGAACCCTCAGACTGTCGCTAGTCTTGAGAAACAAATCCAGCTAACTAAAGAGTTAATCCAAGAGGAACAACAACGTAAAGACCTCATTGGCTTTGTCGCAGATAGCATGGGAGATTCTTTCATGTCTATGGTTGAAGGTACTAAGTCCGTCAAGGATGCCTTCCGTGAAATGGCTAGTGACATTGTTAGAGAACTCTACAGAGTGCTTGTCGTTCAACAGATGGTTAACTCAGCCAAGACATTCTTGGGCGGTTTCTTCGCTGATGGGGGTGCTTTCTCAGGTGGTTCGCAGATACAAGCCTACGCTGATGGGGGTGTAGTCGGCAGTCCAACATACTTTGGTATGAGTGGAGGTAAGACTGGTCTCATGGGTGAAGCTGGCCCAGAAGCTATCATGCCACTTTCTCGTGGAGCTAATGGTAAACTAGGGGTTCAGGCAGAAGGTGTCGGAGGCGTCACCATAAACCAGAACATCAATATTTCCACTGGGGTACAACAGACAGTACGCAGTGAAATCAAATCAATGATGCCACAGATTGCTGAACAGTCTAAGGCTGCGGTACTAGACGCCAAGAGGCGCGGTGGTTCTTACGGGAGCAAGTTCTAATGGCTATCACATACCCACTGTCGCTACCAACTACTATAGGTATCGCTCAGATCGACTTCAGGGCAGTTAGTGCTGTTGCTATCTCTAAGTCTCCGTTCACCTTTCAGCAGCAAGCTCATGTCTACAGTGGTCAGGCTTGGCAAGCTGACATTACACTACCGCCAGTCAAGGGTGACTTAGCTGAGGCTTGGGTGGGTTTCCTACTGGCTCTCAGAGGTCAGTCAGGTACGTTCTACCTTAGTGATCCCTTGAACACCTCTCCTAGAGGCACAGCGACAACCCTGTCCGTTACGGGTACGTCTGGTAGCAGTAGTGTTGCTGCCACTATCAACGGCACTCTTAAGGCTGGGGATTGGTTCAGCCTTGGGTCAGGTACTAGCACTCGCCTGTACAAGGTTGTCCAAGACATTAGCTCAAGTGGGACTATGGAAATCTACCCTGCTTTACGGTCTACTGTCACTGGAGCCTCTGCTGACTTAACGGAAGCTAAGGGTGCTTTCAGGCTATCTAGTAATGAGACCTCTTGGTCTATTAATGACGTTAATTCCTACGGTATAACCTTTGGGGCTATGGAGGCACTATGAGCGATAAAACTATATCTGGCATCACCGACAGCGAGATACAGCCCTTTTACGCTGTGGAGTTACTATTTGATTCTGGTGCTGTACGTCTGTGGACAGGCTACGACAATAAGACTATCGGAGGAGATACTTACCTTGGCACTGGTAATCTCTTAAGCATCCCTAATGTAGAAGAAGTTGCGGATATGTCAGCTAAGTCTGCTGAGATAACCCTTAGTGGTGTTGCTACGCAGCTTGTCAGCCTAGCTCTACAGGAACCGTATCAGGGTCGTAACGCAAGAATACTTTTTGGCGTTGAGGGTCAGACACCTGTTGAAGAACCTATTGAAGTCTTTGGCGGTCTTATGGATGTTATGACCATCAGTGATTCTGGTGAGGCATCTACAATATCTTTGACTGTGGAAAGCAGACTTGTTGAACTTGAGCGGATAAGACCCTTCAGATATACCGACAGTAGCCAGAAGTTACGTCACCCTACAGACGACTTCTTCTCCTTTGTACCTGCGTTACAAGACAGGGAAATCCTTTGGGGAAGAGAAGCAGTTAAGCCCACATAAGAAAGATAGCTCATGCCCGATTTATCAGAGTTGTACAAGTACCTAGACCGAGAGAAGAACACAGTCTTCCACTACCACATAAAAGATTGCTTCATGTTCACCAACGATGCTTGGAAAGCTATGTATGGACATGGTTGGGCGGATGACTGGGACAGACGATATATCAAGTCCACTGGGCTTTACATGAAGGTAAAAGAGCTAAAGAAAGAGTTTGGCTTTGACACGATAGAAGAGGCTGTAGATAGCAAGCTAACTAGGGTCAATGGTGTGCCTCCAAGGGGAGCATTGGTAGCTACAGATAAGAATATTGCGGCTACAATTATAGGTAAAGCATTTGGTATCTGCATAGGTAACAAAGCTGCTTTCTTAAGTAAATCTGGTGTTGTTTATATACCTGTCAGAGAAATAACAGAGGCTTGGGTAGAATAGATGAAAACTCCTTTTAATGTGTTAGCTAAACATAACTCTTGGGATAAAGCTCCCAGAGACCCTATGACTGTTGGTAACTATATTATTGCCACTGTGCTTAATACCTCTGTTTCTAGTATAGCTCTCATCTGGGTAACTGGGTTTGTCGCTACCACACTTATAGCTGGCGCTCTTCTGAGAGCACTTGCACCCAAGCCACCTAAGATGCAAGAGGGTCTGCTGGGCAACTTCCGTCAAGCTGCTGCCCCTTGGGACGTAGTGTACGGTCAGGTTCGTAAAGGTGGCACTATCACCTACATGGAATCTACAGGCGACACTAACAAGTACCTACACATGATAGTTACCCTCGCTGGGCATGAGGTTGAAGAGATTGGTGACATCTACATTAATGACAAAGTCGTTACTATTGACGGTAACGATGAGGTAACTTCAGAACCTTGGGTTTCTGGTTCTGGTGGTGCTAACAAGTGGATTACCATCAAGAAGTTTACAGGTGCTAGTAACCAGAATATCTACAACAGCCTCCAGAGCATGACTGATGGCCCTACCTTTGAGAACGAAGCTGCAACTAATACACCCTCTAATTTCAAGGGTGAAGGCATCTCGTGTATCTATGTAAGGCTGGAGTATAACCGTGATGTGTTCGCTAGTGGCATCCCCTCATTTTCCGCTGTAGTCAAGGGTAAGAAGGTCTATGACCCTCGTACATCTACAACAGGTTACTCAGCTAATGCTGCTCTGTGTATTCGTGATTACCTCGTTAGTGAATACGGGTTGAACACGCTTGCATCAAGCATTGACGACAGCTACTTTTCCACTGCCGCTAATGACTGTAACACAAGCTCAGGTTCGGGTGAATCCAATAAATTTGAGATTAATGGTGTCATAAGCACAGGCGCTAACATAAGAACCAACCTACAAGATATGGTCGGTGCTTGTGTTGGTAACTTGTACTACAGTGCTGGTCAGTTTAAGCTAGTAGCTGGTGTATATAGCCCGTCCGTTAGGACATTGACCCTTAATGACCTGCGCAGTGAGATTAGCCTTAATACAAGGACTTCTCGGCGGGATAACTTTAACTCTGTTCAGGGTACATTTATTTGGGCTGGAGTTGACGATGGCTCAAACAGTGGTGGTGACTGGACGGAGTTTGAGTACCCACCCATTACATCTGCCGCATTTGTCACAGAAGATAAGGACTACGACAACCCACTACAGCTAGACCTCCCGCTTACCACAGGTTCAGCTACAGCGCAGCGTATTGCTAAACAGACTTTATTCCGCGCTAGGGAGCAAATGTCCTTTAGTGCTGAGTTTGGTATGAACGCATTTGATCTTGAGATTGGCGATACAGTTAGCCTCACTCTTGATCGTTACGGGTGGGATGAGAAAGAGTTTGAAGTTGTAAGTTGGGGATTTAAGGCTTCCCAAGACGCTGGTGACCTTCGGGTTACACTCGGTCTCAGGGAAACCTCATCTGCTGCATTTGATTGGGATGCTGAAGAATCAGATATTATTGTGAACAATAGTAATTTAACTAGCCAATCAGGTGGTCTTACAGTAACAAACGTAACTGTTGCAGATAAGGGTGGTATTCAAGAAGACGGAACATTTATCGGTCAAGCTCTAGTATCTTGGACGAAGGCGACAAATTCCTTCATTCAATATTATGTTGTTGAGTGGAGGGATGTTGATGAAACTTCATACCAGATAGCTCAAGCAGACGGAACAGATAGTTCAATTATAATTGGGCCGTTAGAAACAGGTACTCAGTATGATGTCCGTGTTCATGCTATAACATCAAGTGGTTTTAACGGTTCTTATGCCTCAGCATTACCCTACACGCATGGTGGAGATACAACTGCACCATCCCCTGTAACTTCATTGAGTGCTGTCGGTGGCCCTAAGAATGTGACCTTGGACTGGACTGCGCCGACAACTGACAGTGACGCATCAGTCTTATACGACCTCAAAGGTTACAACGTATATAGAAACACATCGAACAGCCAACCCGCATCCCCTGTTGCGTTCTCAGGCTCTGATAAGTTTGTTGATGGTGGCTTGGCTGCAAATACAACTTATTATTACTGGGTCAAAGCTGTAGACTACAGTGGCAACGAAAGCACATCCGTAGCCTCGGGGGCAGTCACTACTGACGCTGCTGTAGTTTCTTCTGATACTCGGATTTATACTGGTGTTGTTTACTATCAAACGCTACAGCAATCCCAGCCTTCTACCCCAAGCGCAAGTAGCTTTAATGAAAGCACCCTTGTACTCGGTGGGCTTTCTTCGGGATGGTCTGAGAGCCAACCAAGTGTGGAGATCAGCAGTCTTGTAATCAAGGAGTGGTCATCAAAGTATAAAGTAGAATTTGACGCTCAAAATAACTCTACAATTACTTTTGCTACACCCAGCGGCGCATTCCAAGTAACAGATGATCTTGAGTCAGATAATTACGCTGCCAACACCTCTGGGTGGAAGCTGGAGCGTGACACGGGCGACATTGAGGTAAACTCAGGTCTTTTCCGTGGAGATATTACAGTAAGAGGTGAGATTTCTTTTACTAATGACTCCCATACTGGCGCATTGGTGGGTGGGCCATTCGGGCACGTTAGTAGCTCATCAACTATAAATAGTTACCTAGATGGCGCTGGTCTGTATGTGTTTGTCATGGTTGGCGGCGGAGGTGCTGGAACTAGAAGCGACACAGATGAAACCAGTCAGACGGCGGGTGGTGGTGGTGGCGGTGGCTGCTGCATCTTTGCTTTTGACTGGAACGGATCAACTTCGTTATACTTCGCAAGGGGAAATGGCGGAACATGGTCTGGTGGAATTGCTTATGGAGGTACGGCCTCTACATTCAGCTATGGCGGCAGTATTATCGCGACGGCGAATGGTGGAGCTGGAGCGCCAGATTACAGCAGCTCAAGTGGGACAGCATCTGGCGGCACTGCATCTTTTAACACAGGTGTTGTAACTTTGCTATCCAGCATTGGAAGGACTGGTGGGAGTGCAACAGTTAGTCTTGGTCAAGGATGTGCAGGGGCTGGCGTTGACTTTTTCGGTGATGGCGGAGCAAGTACAACGGGCCAATCTTACTCAAGTACAGGTGGAAGTCCTTACGGGCAACCACCCTCAACTTTTGATACCAGACTGATTATGGGCCTAGATAGAACCTTTGGGTTTGAAGGGGGCAGAGGTGCATCAACTAGCGACCCACAAGCAACTGTATATGCGGGAGATGGTGGCCTATTTTCTGGCGGAGGCTCTGTGCGTTCTTCAGGCAGCGGTGAGGCCGGGGACGGCGGCATAGGCGGCGGTGGTGGCGGTGCAAGATGTGATAGCAGCCGACTCCAAGGTTTGGGTGGACCCGGCGCATTGTTTTGGAGCAAACTATAATGGTTACTATTGAAAGAAGCTGGGCCATTAAGGACGCAGATGATAACATTCTAAACGTCTTTGAGGGTGAAGCTAATAACGACTTCATTGGTCAGACATGGGCTGATGGGGTGTTAATTTCCTTTGTAGAGCAATTACCTGATGTTACCATAGAAATTGATGAGCCTTCTGCATATGATCTTTTGCGTGAGGACAGGAATAAAGCATTGGCCGAATCCGACTGGACGCAATTTAATGACAGCCCACTGTCAGACGTTAAGAAGCAGGAGTGGGCCACTTACCGTCAACAGCTTCGTGATCTGCCAGAGAATACGACAGACCCTGCCAACCCAACATGGCCTACTAAACCAGAATAAGGATATACTAATGTCATATAAACTTGGAACACGCAGCCTACAGAACTTGTCAGGAGTTAACCCCGATATGGTCGCTGTAGTGAAACGAGCAATAGAAATCACTGAGGTTGACTTTACAGTCATCGAAGGTATCCGTCACATCAACCGTCAACGAGAGCTACTCAAGGCTGGTAAGTCAACTACCTTGAACTCACGGCACATCACAGGTCATGCTGTAGATATGGTTCCTTATCCTGTCGATTGGGAAGACCTAGAACGCTTTGAGCAGATGGCTGAGGCTATGAAGGAAGCGGCAGAAGAACTCGACATTCCTATCGTATGGGGTGGCGACTGGAAGAGCTTCTACGATGCACCTCACTTTGAGCTTGACCGAAAGACGTACCCATGAGCAAAGAGATGATTAACAATAATTTATCTATAGGGTTAATCTTAGGTCTCATTACTCAAGGTGCAGCCATAGTGTGGACTGTATCTATGATGATGTCGGACATCGAAAGTAACCGTGACGACATCATGGAAACCCAATCTCGTATCACAAGACTTGAATCTGCTGTTAATACACAAGCGGTGTCTATGGCTAGGATTGATGAGAATATCAAAGCTATCCGTGGTGCAGTGGAAGCTATGGCAAACAGAGGCCAGTA